GATATAGAAGTACAAATCGCAGGTACTTTTGCAAAGGATAAATTTATTGTATTGAAAAATGCATCTAAGAATCCTTTTGAAAATGCTCAACCACACCCTCACTTCGATTATGAAAAGAAAGTCTTTACTAAAGATGGTAGAGAGGAACATATGAAGGAGTTGAAAAAAGATGAAACACATACTGTTTGATCTAAAAGAATGTCCTCCTGATCTTTTAGATGATGAGGACTTTGTGAGGTTATGTGCATGGACTGCTGCCAAGGAATCTAAATCAGAATTGATAAACATTTCATGTCATAAGTTCAAACCACAGGGAGTTACTGCACTCGCCATGCTTGCAGAAAGTCATCTAAGTATTCACACATGGCCAGAAAAAGGTGTTGCAAAATGTGACATTTTTACATGTGGTGATAAGTGTGATCCACATAAAGCAGTAGAATACTTAGGTAAAGCTTTTAAAGCAAAACAAATAGAATCTGATGCTTTTGATAGATTATTATGAAGGAATTTGATTATGACCTCGATTACAAAAAACTTGACTTTACAGATGAGGAAACTCGTAAACTTTATCGTATTGGAAGGGGAGAGCAAGGAGTTCTACTGGTTCGCCCTTATACTAACGATATCTGTGCTCATTGGAGATTTAAGACTCCAGAGATTGCAGTAAATTCTGCAAACAAAATCTTATCAATGTATCTTAAGTATATGGTTGATGGAGATTTTATTGGTATGGATATGTGTCGTAAATTTCTAGAGATGGGATTTACACGTTCAAGACGTTATGCTAATCATCATTCTGGAAAGAAGTATGATGATAAAGGTAATATAAGACCACAAGAACCAGATCATGCAACATGTGATTTTGCTAAATCAGCACAAATCTTTAAGAAAGTTAGAGATTTGGTGGCAAAAAATGCTACATATGTTACAATGAGAAAAACATGGAGGAACAACGAATGATCTTTTTATCAAACCCATCTGTTTATACATTACCTGGCACATGGGAAGCACAACCTTTAGTTCCAGTTGAACTAATATTCAGTACAACAGTTGCTATTACAACATTAGGTTTAGTTACGGGTTTGATTGCAGGTATTTCAATTCTTAAGATAAGAAGAAAGAGAGTTTAGAAAAAACTTTTATTATGAATTTATTAGTCGCAGGAAGAATCACAGGTTCGGTGTTGATTATTTGTGCGTATTTTGTTATACTACATGTATCTACCTTTTACGGTGCAATAATGCACATTATTGCTGATATCATTTGCATTCCCTTTTATGTTCAAAACAAACAGTGGGATGTTGCAATTATGTTAGCATTTTTGATGAGCATAGCAATTAGCAAAGTTGCAATTTTATTATGAGTGATTTTATATGGGTTGAAAAATACAGACCCACTACAATTGATGAGTGTATTCTTCCAAAGAGTATCAAGAAAACTTTTCAAGATTTTGTTGATAGAGGAGAGATACCAAATATGTTACTGTCAGGTCCACCAGGTATTGGTAAGACCACAGTAGCAAAAGCATTGTGTAATCAATTAGGAGCAGATTACTATGTCATTAATGGATCGGATGAAGGACGTTTTCTCGACACTGTTCGGAACAACGCAAAGAACTTCGCATCTACCGTCTCTCTTACAAGTGAGTCGAAACATAAAGTCATTATCATTGACGAAGCAGACAATACCACTTCCGACGTACAGCTCCTTCTCAGAGCGTCTATTGAGGAGTTCTCCAAAAACTGCAGGTTTATCTTTACGTGTAACTACAAAAACAAAATTATCGACCCTTTACATAGTAGGTGTACTGTTGTTGATTTCTCGATTAATAAAAAAGACAAACCAACAATAGCAACACAATTCTTTTCAAGATTAACTAATATTCTTGAACAGGAAAAGATTGACACAGATAAGAAAGTTGTAGCACAATTAATAAATCAACATTTTCCAGATTGGAGAAGAGTTTTAAATGAGTGTCAGAGATATTCTGTAAGTGGTAAAATAGATAGTGGTATATTAGCAGTATTCTCTGATGTTGCAGTAAATGATCTCATTAAAAATCTCAAAGAAAAAAACTTTTCGGAAGTTCGTAAGTGGGTTGTTGCCAACTTGGACAACGACACTTCTATGTTATTGCGTCGTATTTACGATAGCTTATATGATTCCTTGGAGCATAGCAGTATACCTGCTGCTGTCCTTATTATTGCAAAATATCAGTATCAAATTGCGTTCGTCGCAGATCAAGCAATTAATCTTTTGGCAGCGTTAACAGAAATTATGGTGGAGTGTGAATTCAAATGATTAAATCTTTTGGTTTATTGATTTTAAGATTATCAATAGGAACAATGTTGATACATCATGGATACGAAAAAACAGCAGACATAGAAAATTTTGCTGATGCTTTTGTGAGACCTCTTGGATTACCATTTCCAATTTTATTATCATATATTGCAGCGTATTCAGAAATATATGGTAGTTGGTTGTTGATTGTTGGATTGCTTACAAGACTTGGTGCATTATCTATTGTTGGAACAATATCAGTTGCAATATATCACGCACTTGCTACATCAGGTTTTAATATTTACTTACTCGAACTTTTAATATTATACTTCGGTGGAGCATTCTGTATTTTATGTTATGGTGGAGGAGACTTTGCAATTGATAGATTATTGAGGAAGTTCAGAATTAAATTTAATCGACCACACTTACCCTTTGAATAATTGACTTTATTCTCAAGTATGCTATAATAAAAATATTATGACTAAATCAACTATCGCTAAAACTAGAGCACAAATTAAATCGTATCAATATTATTTGTTCTGGGGTGCTTGCACCTTTGCTGTTATGGCAGGACAAATTTTTGTTGGTGCAGGGTATCAATCAATGTCTAACTCGGTAAAAGACCTTACTGAATTAATTGAAATTAAAATGGAATGGGATGAATTAAACAGAGGTAGAAATAGATCACCCTATATGCCGATGAGTGATTAATGTCTCTAAAATCTTTTAAAACACCACTTCGATATCCTGGTGGCAAGTCTCGTGCTTGCAAAAAGATGGAACCATTCTTTCCAGATCTTAGATATTATGATGCATACTACGAACCATTCTTAGGTGGTGGTAGTGTGGCATTAAATATTACAAAAAAATATCCTAAACTAAAGATTATTGTTAATGATTTGTATGAACCACTATACAATTTTTGGTTACGTTTACAAGTTGATGGAGACTATGTTCATAGTGAGTTGCAACAATTAAAATCAAGATATCCTGATCGTGGTTCAGCAAGAGGATTATTTGAGGATGCAAAAGAAAAATTATATGACTTAGAAACATCAGACAAAGACCGTGCAGTTTGTTTTTATATCATAAACAAATGTTCTTTTAGTGGTCTTACAGAATCATCATCATTTTCAGAACAAGCTAGTGATGCAAACTTCTCAATGAGAGGTATTGATAAGTTACCAGTTTATAGTAAGTTAATTAAAGATTGGTATATTACGAACGTTGATTATCGTCATTTGTTAGGAGATGGAGAAAAAACATTCGTATACCTTGATCCACCATACGATATCAAGGATAATTTGTATGGTAAAAAGGGTTCTATGCATAAAAAGTTTGACCACGATGACTTTGCAAAAAATTGTGAAATATATAATTCGGAGATGCTTATAAGTTACAATTCAGACCAATTAGTTAAAGATAGATTTAAAGATTGGAATTGTGCTGAATTTGATTTGACATATACTATGCGTTCAGTTGGAGAGTATATGAGAAATCAAAAAACAAGAAAAGAGTTACTTCTCTTCAATTATAATACAGGAGTTTTTTAATGGACGATAGACCATCAGATATGTATCAGGACATGAAGAAACTTAATATGCTTTATGAAGAGATGTGTTGGGATAATGATGATATTTTAGAATTTTATCCTGACTATGATAACAACACTATTATCATCCGAAACAAAAGTATGGATGAGGATATGATTAGCGGATAGTATGTCAGAATTTTTAAAACGTCATATCGGACCTTCAGAATCAGAGCAACGAAAAATGCTTGTTGATTTAGGTCTATCTACTATTGATGAATTAGTAAGAGAGATTGTCCCTGATTCTATATTACTTCGTGGTGATAGTAACTTACCAGAAGGATGTAGTGAACAGGAAGCACTTGCAGAATTGAAAGATATTGCTTCACATAATATTGTTAAGAGAAGTCTAATTGGACAGGGATATTATGGAACAATTACACCACCAGTTATCCAAAGAAATGTATTTGAAAATCCTGCTTGGTATACATCTTATACACCATATCAAGCAGAGATATCACAAGGTAGATTAGAAGCACTATTTAATTATCAAACACTAATAACAGAACTTACTGGACTCCCTGTTGCTAATGCATCTTTGCTAGATGAAGGAACTGCAGCTGCAGAGGCAATGTTACTTGCCCATAGTCAAAGTAAGAAAAAAGATTTTATAGTTGATGATAAAATATTTCCACAAACATTAGAAGTTTTACAGACAAGAGCAAGACCATTAGGTATTAATATTGTCAAGATAGATTTAGATGCAACAATACCAATATCTTTCTTTGCTGATGCCTTTGGATTTATTACACAATTACCAAATAATCACGGTAATTTAAAACATCGTGATGGAGTACTGAGACTTGCAGAAGCTTGTAAGTGTATGAAGATTGCGATAGTCGATCCACTTGCACAGGTTCTTATGCAACCTGTTGGTGAGATGGGATTTGATATTGCAGTTGGTAGTATGCAGAGGTTTGGAGTTCCAATGGGATTTGGTGGGCCACACGCAGCATTCTTTGCAATCACAGATAAGTATAAAAGAAAAATACCTGGTAGAATCGTAGGACAATCTGTAGATGCTCAAGGTAATAAAGCATTACGACTTGCATTACAAACCAGAGAGCAGCATATCAGAAGAGATAA